GTGAAATGCCACAACAGGCAGTTGAGACGCCTTTCGTTGTGCGCTTGCGACAGCAATGGCGAGCCCGCAAACCCGCATAAAACAAAGAAAAGCCCGCAAACCGTTGTGGTCTGCGGGTTTTTCCTATATGGTGCGAGAGATGGGACTTGAACCCAACTAAAACCCTTATTTTATGCGGTGTTCCAGCCTCGCGTGTGCAATTTCGTGTGCAGTTGACTTATTTCACCGGGATCTTGATGAGGTCTCCGACGTGGATCAGGTCGGGATTGGTGATCTGCGTGTTCAGTGCCAGGATGTCTTTCAGCGCAACGTTGTAGGCACTCGCAATTTTCCCGAGCGTGTCCCCGGACTTGACCTTGTAAATGATAATCGGCACGGGGCACGCTATCCATCCTGTGACCTGGCCGGAGATTCCCACTCTGCTCTTTGCGTTTGTGATCCTGATGCGACCATTGATCACCGAACCGCCCCAGAAGTAATACTTACCCGTTACGGTGCTCGCCTTGACGGTGGAAACCGAAGCGAGATACAGCGGCTCGTTCTTCAGCTGAAGCTCCGATCCTGCTGTGATTGCCACCGGCTTGACCGGGATGTCTGGGATTACTACATCGTCCAGCGGGTCGGGATGCTCTGCCGGAGGTTTCTTCTCAAGGCCGAGGTAGTTGACCAGGGCAGCCGTGTAAAGCTCCGCGATCTTGTCCTTGTTGTTCAGAATCAGCTTCGCATCGGCCTCGTTGTCGTGGAAGCCGCACTCGCCGATGATGGACGGCATGGCGGGCTTGTAGCAGTCGATGAGCGTCTTGCTGGTCTTCAGCCCTCTGCTCGTGAAGAGCGTCTTCAGCTGATCCAGGACGGCCTGTGCGAGCTTCTTCGTGGCTTCGCCCTTGTTCGGATCGTAGTAGACCTCGACGCCTCGTGCGCCCTTGTTGGCCGTTCCGGCGGCGTTTGAGTGCATGGCGATGTAGACCGTAGCTCCCCAGGCTTTTGCTTCAGCTGCACGCGCAGCCAGCGTCTTGCCGGAATCGCAGACCATGACCTCGCAGTCGTACTTGTTCAGAAGACTCTTCGTCCGTTTCGCTATGTCGTTCCATACCGTGCCTTCCGATGTGTTCCCGGTGATGAACTTGTTCCCCGTCTGGTTGGACGGAGACAGATAGATCTTTTTACTCATTGTTCTCCTCCTTGTTGTATGCTTTCCGCAGGCCGTTCACGATGGCTCCGATACAGGCCGTCACAGCTGCTGCCGAGCCTACCACGGCCTCTATGTATGGCCAGCCCCAGATCGCGCCCAGGGCCGCATAACAGGTCGCCAGCGACGGCAAAATTAATTCGCCGATTAGGCGAAGGATGTCAAACGCTCTATTGCTCATTTCACTGCTCCTCGATGATCAGGTTTCCGACATACACCGTCCTGGAGTTGCTCCCAGATGTGGCGTACAACGTCAGCACATCGTTCGCGGCGTATGTTTGGTTCGTCAGCGTGATGCACTGGCCATAGGTTCCCGTCCATGTCTCGTTGTTCGTTCCGCTTGTGCTGTTTACGTGCAAGTTTGTTCCCATCGTTCCCGAAGACGAACCTCTCCACGCGCACCACGAGACGTTGTACGTTCCCGCCTTTGCGACTTTCAGCGTGACGTCGGTTGCTCCGTAGCTGTTGGCCCTCCTCGTCGCGTATCCCATGTACGCCTGCACGTTCTTGGTGCTTCCTCCTCCGCCGGAATTGGTGCCGGTGCTCTGGCTACCGTCGGACTTGAAGTATATCTTCCCGGAGGCCACGTCTGCATCTGTGGCTGTCGTCGGTGAGGTGTCCGTGAACCTCGCCGTTCCTCCGCCTGACTTTGGAAGATTGACTGCCGGACAGTTTTGGTATGTGGCTCCCCATAAGGAGATGTTCTGCGCCATGCAGACACCCCCTTAACTGATCGAGAGGACTTTGGTCGTGCTGTCCTGTGAGATGACCGGGGAAGCGAGAGAGCCCTGGACTGAAGCAATACGATCATCGTCTGCTTCGTCTCCGATCTTCACGGTGACTCCGCTTGCGATGTACTGCGACTGCAGATTGGTCACGATGACCTTCTTGATCGTCTGCGCTCCGGCGAGGTACTGGCTGCCGGAGATGGTCTGATCAGAGGAGGACGGGTAGTAGGTCGCCGCCGCTTTCTCCGTCATGTTCCCCGTCTGCTCTCCGCTGGCGTTGACGAACTTCTTTCCGTTGCGGACATCCGCTGCCCCAGCGTTTGCGTCTGTGGAGTCGTAGAACGTGGCCGTTCCTCCTCCAACCTTCGGGATGTCGACCGAAGGCACGCCACTGTACTGGACAGAGTTGATAACTACATTTGGATGTGCCATGTTTTCCTCCTTACGATACTGTCAATGTCGACCCGTTCCATGTAATAAGGCCGTAGTTGGACGGGATGGGGTTGATGGTTATGTCTTCCGTAAACAGAAGCCCCGCCGCCTCTATCACTTGAATAGAGTCGGACGGGGTGAACTCTGTTTCTCCTGTGTAGGGCGGGATGCGGACTGCTTCAAGAGCGAGGGAGCCGGAAAGACCGCCGGAGCCGGACAGGCGTCCGGTAAGCCCTTCAGTCGCCGACAGCTTCCCGGACAGTTTGCCGTCCATCAGTCAGCCTCCCATCGTATCTCTATGGTCGCCTCCGGGATGAAGGTGTCCACTACGCCGGATGCCATCGTGATCTCGATGTCGTAGCCGTACTCGCCGTAGGCCAGACCCTCCGTGTCCTCCGGGTTCAAAGTGAGCATGAGGGTGTCGATGGGGATCTCCTTCGTTAGGATGACGGTACCGCACCCGCCCCGCTCCTTCATGGAGAAGCGGATGGAGTCTCCTGCGTCTGGAACGTAGGGATTCCCGTTCGGCTGGTAGATGGCCACTTCAGCCTGCAAAGTGTCGCCGCGTGTCATCGTGATCCGCGTGCCGTTTATCCTGACCATCACTGCTTCCCCCTTTCAAGGTTTCTGACTCGCCCCGACAGGGCCTCCATCTGTGCCTCCAGCACCGGGATTCTGCTGGCGAAGTTGTTATGGCTTCTGACTTCCTCTGTCAGCGTGGACAGTTTCGTCTCCTGCACTGCGAGTTTTGTCGTGATGTCGCTCCGTGTCTTCGCGTTCGTGCTGATGACGGTGATGACTGTCACGAGGATGGTCGCCGCTCCGCTGATAAGTGCGGCTATTACTGCTCCATTCATCTCTGCGCCCCCTTTAAGATGTTCTGAAAGCGACTTCTCTGTCGCTACCGGAGCCGATTCGTGTGCAGTAAATCTTCTCCGCTGTCAGGTCTATGTGAACGATGTCAAACGCCTGCTCCGTGGTAGTCCCCAGTGTCATCGCAGTGCCACCCCGGTCTTCGTTGACTTTGGCATACGCATCGCATTGTGTGATGATAATGGGGATGTCGGTGGATGTTCTGAAGACTTTGTCGCAGTGGATATGCCCGCAAAAGATGGCGATGATTTTGTCCACTACGGAGGAAGACAGCCCGGAAAGCAAAGTGTCGAGTTTTGTTCCTTCCGTGCCTACGACTTGGCTCGTTCCGTCCGGCTCGTAGTAGGCATGCATGATTATCACAATGTGGTAATCTTCATAGAGGCTCGTGATTTCAGCCGAAAGCCATGCCAACTGATTGTCGCTGATGGTGTAGTCGGTCGTGTCAAGAATGATGTATGCGATGCTGTCGCTCTCGTTGATGTATGAGTAGTATGTTTTGCTCCCAGTATTGGCGATGGGGTTTGCTTTCCTCGTGATAACTCCATACCTCTGGTCGGCATACATTCTTTCCGCTGTCGTTGCGCTTGTGCTCTCCCCGTTGTCGTCATGATTCCCGCACGCCGTCAGCATGTTGTCGAACTCATTGAGGAATGAGTTCATGGTGGCGATTGCCTCCGCTTTGTTTGCGTAGTAATTGATGAGGTCACCACCGCAAAACACTTTCTTTACGCTTGAACTGTTGCAGACTTTTCGAATGAGTGACGGGCTGTTTTTTGCGTTGCTCTCCCAGTGGATGTCCGTGATAAAAGCGAAACTGTCGCCGATGGGGTGAGCATCGTCCATCCCCTGTACTACTGGGATTTTAGTCGCCATGTAGGACTTCCAGTACCCGGGGAGGACTCGTTCTCCATCGAGCAATTCCTGTACGGCATCCGTTAGGCCTTCATTCGTCATGTTGTTGAAGCAGTAGGGCGTAAACACTTTGCTTATAGTGTTCCCGGACTGGTCGCCGATACGAAATCGGAACGAAAACCCAACTATTGAATCATCGTCTGGAACTGTGAAGTCGCCCTCGGTGTATGTGAGCAAGAGAACAGTCCACGAGGTCGTGTAGTATTGAATCTCACCACGAATTATGGTGTCGTTTACTACGAGATGGTATGTCCTGCCCTTTTCTATCCACGACGGGAACGAACTGGACGAGTGCCAAAGCGGGAAGAACAAAGCATCACTTGTGGCAGTCCCGTCCACCTTGACGCTCCCATCCGGTTGCGGATTGAACCTAATGCCGGAAGACTGGTATCTCTCCATGCCCGCATCGTTGATAATGTTGTATGCGTTCCCGACTTTTAGCGTATTGTTGATGTTCGTAATCTTCGCCCCGGTCATTCCTGCGTCGGCCGCTTTCCCCGTCACGGAGACAGTCCCATCAGTGTCGGCGTAAGTCACATAAGTGAGGACATCCGCCGGGACATCGCTCGGTGTGATTGTCCCGTCGCCTGTGTATGCCACAGAGAACCGATAATATTTCCCAATCGGAGCAGAAAGGATGAAGATCCCTGTGTTCCACGAAGACCCGGATGTATAGCCCGCTGTTCCGGCCTCTGTGTATTCCCTGTAGGTCACCTTGAAGCCACTTTTCACAGTCAGAATAACCTTGAAGGCTGTGCTGAAACTTATATAGATGTCTGTCCTACACCTTGTCGTTGCACTCTGTGACGCCCCTGTTGATGAGGAAAGGCCACCTTGCACCCAATCAGTTACGGAAGAAGACCCAACGACCAGAGCGATGTCGAGGTCGGAGGTAGATTTGTTCCCCGTCAGCGTGATGCCGTTAATCTGTGGGAGATTCTGGAGCATTTGATAATCGTCTGTGAGGGAACCCGGCGTAGCCGCCACATTAGCAGTGATTTCGACATCCCCGTCAACTTCTGCGAGAAACTCCGGCATTACGAAATCACTCCTTCCTTGATTATGGCGTCCGTCTCCACGATGGCAATTTTGGTCGCCATGGCCACGCCATCGGTAATCCAGCGGAGCTGAATCTGCGTCCATCGCCCGGCCTCAAGCAAGAGCGTCTGTGCCTGTGTCAGAACCGCCGTCGCCTGATTCCCAGACAGGGTCAGAGAACCGATGGCGATGTCGAACAGGTCTCTGCCGTTCTGCCCGAAGCTCATGTAGGCCACGGATGCCCCGCTCAAGTCGACATAGGGCGTGAGCGTCAGCGTGACGGTCGGAGTTGTTCCTCTTATCATGGTTTTTTCCCCCTTTAGATCTCGCCGCTTTCAGAAGC